CTATTGGTGCGTAGTGTTGTCCTGAATATTGACCATCAATACCACCTTGGTATCCTTGGATTTTTGGTACAAAGTAGAATAATTTACCGATTGGTAAGTTCATAGCTTGTACTGAAACGATGTCATTCGCTAATAATTTAGAGAATACTCTTCTTACGATAGGGAATACAACAGTTTCAAATGAACCTGAAGACCCGTCAGAAGTTGCTTCGTTTATTAAGAAAGACGCTTGGTTCTCATATAATTGAGCTACGTTTTCTCTTAAGTGACCTTTAAGACCTTCTAGAAATCCTAATTTGTCCCATTTATTAATTGTGTCTTCTTTAATAACTTTAAGGTGTTTTAACCCGATGTTACCAACTAGACCTGATTCTAATAATGCTCCCATTTTTTTTTGGTTTTTATTAATTTTTATTTATTTTTTATTTTAATTTTGACATTAAGTCTTTCATTCTTAAGAACTGAGGATTCTCATATGTTTTAGATTCAATTAGATTGATTGCGGAACCTGTTGAAGGTGCTTTCGCAATTGTTCTTTCTAATGATTCATTCATAGGTTGAGATGTAGTTCCTGTAAGTTCATCTTTAATGACTTTGTATAAGTTTTTAGATTCTTTAATGTTTTCAACACCATCAAATCTTCTTAAAATATTTATTTTTTCTTGTTTTGATGTTGAATGTTCAGTAAACAAACGTGTAGCGTAAGCCAAGTTTGAATTGAACACAGCAACTTCATTCAATTTATTTCTAAATACATTAAGAGCTTTTCTGTATTCTTCATTTTTTTCTCTAAGAACTCTTAATTCATTTGTATTAGTATTCTCTTTAATTGCGGTATTAAAAGATGAGTGAGCTCTTGGTTTTGGTAAACCACCTCTTCTGAAATTACTTCCATTACCCAATGAACGAGAAGCCTCTTTTGTTTCAACTTTTTTAGTTGTATTAGCAACTTTAGTAGTTTGCTCTTTTGTTTCTGTTTTTTTAACAGGTTTCATTTTTCCTTCAAGATTTTCACCGTCTTTATAATCAAATTTTGCTTTTCCGGTACCCATAGTTGGATTAACTGATTTTTTTACAGTTTTAAACCCACCATTTTGGTTAGGTTTACCATCGTATTTAAATTTGCTAGGATTTCCTAATCCGGTTCCTTTTGGTTTTACAGTCATTTTAGATTCCATCATTGTGTCATCTTCCATGTCCATGTCCATATCCATATCGTCTTGTTCTTCTAACTCTGTATCTTCTTCTTCATCATCAAAAGAAATTTCATAAACGATTTCTTCATCGTCCATTTCTTCTTCTTCGTCAAATTCCATTTCATCACTTTCTCCAAATTCTGATTCAAAATCTTTAAAGTGTCCGTCAACATCTCCAATTTTATGACCTTTACGTCTTTTAAAATCGTGTTTGTTTCCACCCCACTCTTCGTCCATTTCTGAATCGTCTTCGTCGTCGTTATCAAATACTCTAGAGATGATATCTTCAATACCTTCAGAATCTTCGTCTTCTTCTTCTTCGTCTTCAAAATCGAATTCGTCGTCAAATTGTTCAAACATTTCTTCATCCTCACCTTCACCAACAATCATATATTCTTTGTTGTTCTCTTCATCTTTTAAACTGATGTTACCAGAATTATCTTTAGTAACAACAATATTATCTTCAGGTCCCATCAATTGGAATACACGTAAGATTTCTTCATCGTCATCTACGTCAGTAAGGTCTATGGTATCTTCATCATCCATATCAAGATTATCAGTATCCATGTCGTCTTCCATATCTACATCAACATCTATGTCGTCCATTTCTGTATCGTCCATATCTGTATCCATATCCATGTCATCCATGTCAACTTCAGTGTCAACCTCTTCATCATCTTGTTCTGTAAGAGATTCTTTTACTAGTTCTTTGATTTCTTGCGACATTGTCGAAGCAAGTATTCCTTTTGCATTTTCAGCTACCGCTTCTTCCAAATTTTTCATTTGAATGATAGCCTCTTCAACTAAAGATTTTTCTTTTGCCATTTGTGTTTAAGTTATTTTAATATATAAATATCTCCCATTATCAAAAAAGCATTATTTTTGCTAATTTGATAATGAGTTTTTTATAATAATAAATATTACAAAAAAAATAAAAGCATAAAAAAAGGAGACATTTCTGTCTCCTTAATTAATTATTGAATATAAATTCTTATTCTATCACTTCATCAATTTTACTTTCAACAATTGCTGTGATTCTCCATTCCATAGTGTAGTGTTCGAAAACTTTCGTAACTTTCGCCTCTACATCAGTTGGGTTATAACCACTCACTAATTTTTCTTCTCTTAATTTTTTAATCTTTCCTGATGCCTCATCAACTGAGTCTAATGTAATTTTTGCAATGAAATACTTTTCGTCCATAATTTTTTTTTATTTAGTTTAATATCCTAAATAATCGTTTAATTTTTTCATTAAGTCAAGTGATTTATTACCTGAATCTCCAACATGTCTTTCAATACTCATTTTTTTCTCTTCTTCCAAGTTCTCATCATATAGATTTTTATCTTCTTTATTTAAGAATAGATATGCTCCCGGAGTTGAAGGAGAAGATACCAAATCAAAACAGATTAATTCAAAATCATCTTGCACTTCGTTTTGTTCTCCAATTTTTTTAAGGGACCCTACACCTCTTGAAGATATACCTAACGTAACTCCTTGTCTTAAATAGTTAGCCGCTAAGTCACCTTTGGTTGAACAAATTCCACTTTCATGGTAGCCAGGTGATGTCAATAATTTAATCTTTCCCATAAGGACATTACCTTCCCACCATACTTCGGTGATTGCGTGAGACACTCTATCTAAATCAATAAGGGATGATTCCGGGTGATTTAACTCGGATAGGGCGGTACCCTTTTTAATCATTTTCTTATAATTTTCAGCTTCTCTTTTTAATATTCGTTCAGGGTATAATCTACCATTTCTATTTGGGGTATCATATTTTTGTAATACAGCGTAAAATTCAAATGGTTTTGAGTGGTCAAGCATTTCATTTGATTCTCTTATTAAAGTTTCGTTACGATTGTCTTTTGGGTTAATATACCCCGCATCGTATTCAACTAATATACCTTTTCCTGATTCGTTCGGTTGTAATATTTTTAAATTCATTATAAATGTTTTAATTATAAATATTAAACATTTTCGGTTTGTAGCATATCATCAACGTATTTGACTTTTTTAGTTAGATAAAACTTAAAATAATTATTCTCATGAAAGTTATCTACAAAGATTTGGTTTGTTATTTTTATTAATGAATCTTTAATTTGTTTTGATTTAAAATCGAGGTTTTCTTCTACTACAAAGAAATTAACTTCGATATTCATAAATGATTTTTTTCCTAAATTTAATCCGCTTGACCTCAAATCTAAATCTACAATAAATTTTGTGTCAAAAATTTTATTATTTAAAGACTCGTAAACGGAGTGTTTTACACTTCTACTTAAGTTTAAAACTGTTCTGGTCCAGTTATCACATTCATAGTATGGTTCTACCCATGTTTGTATATTTAAGTAAAGTGATTTTAAGTTTACAGAATCAACTGTTCCATAGACAACTTTTGCGGTTTTAAAACCGTGGAGTTGAGAGGTTTTCCCCTTTTTCATTAATTTTCATATTTTCTCTTTTATTTTTAAAAAATATAAGTAAAAATAGGTGTGAGGTCAAATTTTCCTTTAATTTGATATATATGTATTATATGTTAATAGTTAAACTAGATAAAAATACATCAATAGAGAAAGCTTTGAAACTCTATAAAAGTAAAGTTATCAAGACACGTCAAAGTTCCGAACTTAATAAACGAAAAGAATTTATCAAACCTTCCGTAAAAAAAAGAAACGTGTTAGCGAAAGCCAAACACGTTCAATTAAAATATTATTCGGATAACGATTAAAGATTCTCGTTTAAACTTTTAAGTTTAAAATAAGTTAGTTTGTCGTACTTCTCTGATATCACTTTTGTAAGTGTTTCATCAATTCTACCTTTCACTGAATTATCTTCAGATGAATCTTTCATTGCATTTAATTTATCTACCACATTTTCTTTAAGAGTGTCAAATTTAATTGTTAACTCTTTATCATCTTCAGATAGTAATTTAATAATTTCTTTTTTATCTGATTCATTTAAACCATCAATATAATTTTTAATAGTTTTGTTTGCCACACTTACCATAGTTGATAATGGTAGTTCAATTCCTTTAGATTCAATAACAGGAAGTTTTTTTAAATTCTCCGTAATTAAATTTTTACTTTTAATTCTAGATTCAATTGTTAAAACATCTGTTGAAAATAAATTATCAATATTTTCATATGAGTTATTTGATTTAACATTTTTAACCCACATATTTAATTTTTGTAAATCTGCCGGTATAATTTTATTTACCGCATTTTCATATAGAGTAATACATTCGTGGATGTATTCTCTTGAATACGATTCACTTAAACCCTTTTTAGAGTTTAACTCATCGTACATATAGAAAATCTTACTAACATTTTTATTCTCTAATACAAGTTTTTTAAATGTTTTTAATTCGTCTTTAAATGTTTCGTTTTTATACGATTCAAGTAACACGTTTTCTATCTTTGATTTTAATATTCCAAACTTTGTCATTTTCGTTTTTAATTATAAATATCAATCATTTAAGATTTTATCCAATTCTTTCTCAATATCACCTAAAGAATTTCTTGCTCGAGATAAATCAATATAAGAATCGTCTTCAGTTAGATTACCACTTTCCAATAATATATTCAGATTTTCTCTCTTAACAGATTCAGGTGTTATTTCAGCTTCACCTCCTGGTGGTGGTCCTCCCGGTTCAGGTGCTCCACCCGGTTCAGGTGCTCCACCCGGTTCAGGTGCTCCACCTAAATCAGATTCAAGACCTCCTAAACTACCTCCTCCACCTCCGTCTGCTGGAGGTGCAGGTGCTGCTCCCCCAACGGCAGTTGTTCCGGATTTACTTGCGTATAATTTATCAATAGTGTCAAATACACCTGTGTGAGTGATAATTGTTGCGGTATTAGTTAATTCTGCTCCAACGGCTTTTTCAATACGTTGTTGTTGTAAATCTAATTTAATTTCTTCATCAGAGAATCCTAATACGTGTTTCTTAGCCCATGTAACAGATACCGGAGCAATACCTTCAATGGCTGCAACCGCATCTTTATACAATAAAATTTTCTCTTTCCAAATATCAATTTTTAATAAGTCAGCTTGAGATGATGGATTTGTAAGAGCTAATGTAAAGTTTGACAATTCATCCTCAAACCCTAATAAGAATAAATGAATAATTGCAACTTTATTTAATTCGGCAATCATAGATTTTTGAATTCTATTAATTGTTCTTGCAAAACGAATATCCATTAAAGATAAATTTTTACCATCACCTGTAACTTCTTCAAACCCTAAAAACGCTTTAGGTACACGAAGAGCAGTTAATAATTTCTTTTGGATATATTCAATATCGGCAATCTCCGCTAAATTTTGTGCTCCCGGTAATGTATCAATTGGATTTGGCGCCGCAGGGTCACGAACAGGAATAAAGTAATCTTGGTCAACAGCCATTTGATTAAATCTCATATCAACATTACCTGTTTGAGAATCAACCACTTGACTTCTTTTAAATTTATTAGCAACACGTTGTACATATGGTTCAACGTCTTTATCATCCATATTACCAACATAAACTTTAAATACACGTCTTTCAGGGGCTCTTGAAGTTCTATAGATTAACATCGCATCTTCAGAAAGTAATAATTGTTTCCAAATACGTCTTGCTTTCTCCAACATAGAAGTTCCATATGGAAGTTTTCTATCATCACCTAATAATCTAAAGTGAGCTATCTCCCATGAATTAAATTCCATGTCTTTAACTTTCCATTTGAAACGTAATCCTTTACTATCCGCTGGTTCATCAACATTTGCCGATTTTGCTGCCATACCTCTTTCCAAACGTTCTATCTCAATGTTTGGTAATTGCATACATCCAACAATTCCTTTTTCAGCATCTAATTTTAGATACACAAAGTTATCCCCATATTTACAAGTATTTCTTGTCCACATAGGTAAATTAGTATTTAAGTCTAAAACATTATTAAATAAATCTGTTAATATACTTTTTATTCTTTTTGATTCAGAATAAATTTGTAACATATAACCATTTTGGTCTACAGTCGTTGATTCCTCACCATAGATGTCTAAAGCCGCAGAAATTTCAGGAGTATACTCCATCGATTCATAATCATAAAATGAAGCTAAACGAGTTGGTTCATAATATACCGCTTGAGTATATAAATTACTTTCAATTTTAGTCCATTGATTGGCTAGATAATAAGTTTGTTGTGCCTGTAATTTTTCTCTCTCGTATTCGGCTTTAGATGTGGTTTTTAATAAATCCTTCTTATCTAACTTATATACGGGATAATCTTGGTTCAATAACGAATTTGGCCCAAATGCTTTGGATAACCTTTGCCAAACTGTTAAATCATTATTTTGATTGTTTTCCATATTAAAAATTTAAATATTTTTTTATTTTAATAAATAGTTGAGATTAACCAAATATTGTTAAGGTGTCGTTGCTGTGGGGGTTGGTGTAGGGTAATTAACCGGTGGTACAGGTATTGGAAAAGGGTTACAATCAACAATTAAATTATCCCCATTTTCTGCAACAATACGTATAAAGTCTTCAGTTGCTAAGTAACAAATCTCAACAATTGGTGACGGAGTCATTGTAGGTGTTGGGGTCGGAGTTGGCGTACTTGTTGGTGGTGGTGTAGGTGTTGGTGTTGGAGTTGGTTCAGGTGTTGGAGTTGGAGGAAGAGCTCCACTAAATACATCAACCGTTTTAGGTTTCTTAAATTCAGGTTCAAATACTTTAACATTTAAAATATTTTGACCCGGTACTACCATTCTTGAACCGGCGAAAATATTTCCTGATTTTTTTCTATTTACAAAACCACCTGATTTACCCACACCAGTATTAAGAGTTGCGTTTGAATACAAATCAGCATTTGCATCAAACGTAATACTATTATTTAAAGATGAGGTCTTTCTATCGGTGGTACCCATTTATGTTTATTTGATAAATATTATCTACTTCCAAATAACCAGCCGTATTTTAGATAATCGTCTTTACTTATGTTGCCATTACTGAATTGACCAATTCTTTCATTAGTATTAGGGATTACAGGGTTAAACGATATAGATTCTCTAACATTATCATTATTACTAATTGACCAAGAATCAATCATTGCTTTAGTATGTTCGGTAACTTTTGTTAATTTACTAAACGAAGATTCAGCGACATAAGTCGCCATCGCAATTGACATAATTAAATCGTCGTGATGTCCTTTTTGATGGTCAGGACGACCATGTAGGTATATAAAAGTGTTCATCTCATTATATAATCTAGAACTATAAATTCTAAATCCGTGTCTCATAACTTCTTCATATGACGCTATAATCTGAACTCGTTTATTATTAAAGTTAATTCCAGGTATTTTTTCGGCAGCTTTTGGGTCATATTTCCATTTATTTGCCGAATCAACTCCATCAACATATAAATCTTTATAATTCATTTCTTGAAGTTTTCTTGCGGTTGAGACTCCCATCCCACCGGTAATATCTATAACCACAAAACAAGAATATAATGTCGCCCATTTATGACAAATTTCTGCCATAGTATCAGGTGGTAATTTACCCACATATTCCGCAACTTGTTCCATAGCATCAAAATCAACAATTTGAAATGAACTAAAATCTTCAGAATCCCCACGAGAAACGTCAACACCCATAATGTATTTATGTCCAACAACAGGTTCTTTCCAAATCCAAAGAGCGTTTCCCATTAATTTATTAATAGGTTCAAGAATCATATTTTCTCGGATTTTAGTCATCATAAGAGAATCAAATACGTTATCTCCGGAACCTAAAAAGTTACATTCTAACTCCTGAGATACTTTACGTTTATCGTATTTTAATTTTTTAACCATCGCCTCAAACCAAGATGAACAAGGTTTGTATCCAGCGTCCATAAGAACTCTTAATTCTTTGTAATTTCTATTTTGATATGGTATTTTTGTCCAATCAAGAAAATCGTCAGGATTATAATCTTCTTTATTTAATAGAAAATGAATAATATCCTCAGTCTTAACTAAAAATAAATCACTAGTATATCTTGGGTCTCTATACCAA